GGAGTGCGAACTCCACTTCGACAATTTGCTAGCTGTGTTCTTGTTGATGTTGATGACACCCTCGATAGCATCTTTAGTTCTGATATGGCTATCGGCAGATATGTTGCACAAAGGGCGGGAATCGGTATCAACGCAGGCAGAATCCGTGGCATCAACAGTAAGATCCGAGGTGGAGAAGTACAACACACAGGTGTTGTACCATTCCTTAAAAAGTTTGAATCGACTGTCAGGTGTTGTACACAAAATGGAATACGAGGTGGCTCAGCGACTGTCCACTTCCCAATCTGGCACCAAGAGATCGAAGACATCATCGTTCTGAAGAATAACAAAGGAACCGAAGACAATCGTGTAAGGAAACTTGACTACTCAATCCAACTTTCAAAAATTTTCTACGAACGTTTCATTGCGGATGGAGAGATTAGCTTATTCTCACCGCATGACGTACCAGGTCTCTATGATGCTTTTGGTACTGATCGATTTGACGATCTCTATGTGGGTTATGAACAAGATAAATCTGTACCAAGAAAAACTGTTGGAGCTCAAGAACTCATTCTGGACCTTCTGAAGGAGAGAGCAGAAACTGGTCGTATCTACATTATGAACATCGACCATTGTAATAGTCACTCCTCCTTCAAGGATAAGGTGAATATGAGTAATCTGTGTCAAGAGATTACTCTTCCAACAGAACCACTCAATCATATTGATGAAGAGATGCCTGGTGAGATTGCACTGTGTATCTTGTCGGCTGTCAATGTGGGTAAGATTAAATCTGATGAAGAACTTGAGGATCTATGTGATCTTTCTGTTCGTGGTCTTGAAGAACTGATTGACTACCAGGAGTATCCTATCAGGGTTGCTGAGGTGGCTACAAAGGCACGTAGGTCTCTTGGAGTAGGTTTCATTGGTCTGGCCCATTACCTGGCTAAACTTGGTTATAACTATGACTCACAAGAGGCATGGGACGCCGTTCATGGTTTGTCAGAGTCTTTCCAGTACTACCTTCTCAAGTCTTCTAATGAAATTGCCAAAGAGAAGGGACACTGTGAGTACTTTGGACGTACTAAGTACGCTGATGGGATCCTTCCTATCGACACGTACAAAAAGGATGTTGATGAGATTAGTTCACAAGAACTTACACATGATTGGGAGAGTCTTAGAAAGTCAATTTTGGATTACGGATTGCGACACTCAACACTGTCTGCTCAGATGCCATCAGAGAGCAGTTCCGTTGTGTCAAACGCAACAAATGGAATCGAGCCACCTAGAGACTATCTGTCCATTAAGAAGAGTAAGAAAGGACCCCTTAAGCAGATTGTACCGTCTTATCAATCACTTAAAAATAATTACACATTACTCTGGGAAATGAAGAGTAACGTTGGATACATCAATGTTGTATCAGTGATGCAGAAGTTCTTTGATCAAGCAATTAGTGGTAACTGGAGTTATAATCCAGAAAACTATCCTGATAATGAGGTCCCAGTATCGCAAATGGCAAATGATCTGTTGACTACATATAAGTATGGTTGGAAGACTTCTTACTATCAAAACACTTACGACATCAAGACTGATGAAGTAGTTGAAGAGAAGTCGGATTTGGACAATCTATTAGAAGAATTGAGCAAAGTAGAGGAGGGAGAGTGTGAGTCTTGCGCAGTTTAAGGTCTCATCAGTAAATGATGATATGGTGAAAAAAGTTGAAGGGATGACAGTTTTTAACACTGAAGTCCATGATGCTAAAAAACAACCTATGTTTTTTGGTAAACCTCTAGGGGTTCAAAGATATGATTCTTATAAGTATCCTGTCTTTGAGAGACTGACAACACAACAATTGGGGTACTTTTGGAGACCTGAAGAAGTATCTCTCCAAAAAGATAGGGCAGACTATCAAACTCTTAGACCAGAACAAAAACACATCTATACTTCTAACTTGAAGTATCAGATTATGTTAGATTCAATTCAGGGTAGAGGACCAGGGATGGCATTCATCCCATACTGTTCTCTTCCTGAGTTGGAAGCATGTATGGAAGTATGGGGATTTATGGAAATGATCCATAGTCGTTCATACACATATATCATCAAGAACATTTATCCAGATCCATCAGATATTTTTGATCACATCATTACTGATGAAAGGATTCTTGAGCGTGCAAAGAGTGTAACTGAGTCATATGATGACTTTATTAATGCTGCACAACAGTGGGGTACAGGTAATCAATGGAAGGAAGACTTCCGTGATACGTACACATCACAACAAGATATCAAAGATGTCAAACGAAAACTCTTCAGAGCAGTTGCAAACGTTAACATTCTTGAGGGTATTAGGTTTTACGTTAGTTTTGCTTGTAGTTTCGCCTTCGGTGAACTTAAGCTTATGGAAGGATCAGCTAAGATTATCTCTCTCATTGCAAGAGACGAAAACCAACATCTAGCAATCACACAAAACATTTTAAACAAATGGGCAGCAGGTGATGATCCTGAGATGAAACAGATCATGAAGGAAGAAGAGGAGTGGATGTATGCGATGTTTGACAAGGCTGTGAATGAGGAGAAGAGATGGGCAGACTATCTCTTTAAAGATGGATCTATGATTGGTTTGAATGATACTCTCCTCAAGAAGTATGTTGAATGGGTTGCAAATCGTAGAATGAAAGCTATTGGTCTCAAACCAGTTTATGATGTTGCAGCCAAGAACAATCCACTTCCATGGACACAACACTGGATTTCTTCTAAGGGTCTTCAGGTTGCTCCACAAGAGACGGAAGTAGAATCTTACGTAGTTGGTGGTATCAAACAGGATGTCAAAAAAGATACATTCTCTGGATTCAAACTCTGATGAAGAGTTTGGTGACTGGAATGATTATGTAATAGGTCTTTTCATTCAATATACCAGAGATAAACAAGCCAAAAAAATCGATGACTACATATTTCAGGACTATGAAGAAGACTGAGTGTGTGATTACGAGAACCCCTGGATTTATGAAGGTAAACCCTTTACCTCTGATTTTATTGGGGACAACTTTGGGTTTGTTTATCTCATTACCAATAACGTCAACAACCGATGTTACATTGGTAGAAAGTATTTTTGGTCGTTTCGAAAACCAAAAGGAAAGAGTAGAAAAGTAAAACAAGAATCTGACTGGAAAAAATATTATGGTTCTTGTCCAGAGCTAAAGGAAGACGTAACTCTTTTTGGTAAAGAAAATTTCTCAAGACAAATATTGTCCCTACATAGTACAAAGGGAAAGGTTAACTTTGAGGAGACCCGACAGTTGTTCCTCAATGAAGTCCTGTCTCAACGGTTGACAGAAGAGACACCCTTGTACTACAATTCTAACATCCTTGGTCGATACTACCGCAAGGATTATTTTTGAGTCACCTAAATCTTTGATGGGAGGTGAATGTCGAGTTCTAGTAATTTAATGTTTAAAAAACTTCTTGCTCTTTCTTTAATTACTTCTATTCCTTCCGCTTGTGCTTATCCAAGTATCAGTGAAATCGAGAATCCTCCCGAGGTTGACGTGACTGTCAATGAGGAGAAGGCAGTTCCCATTGAGGTAGTAAAGAAGTCTTGGAAGTGTCAAGGATGTAATTTCAATGAAAAATATGTCCTCGAAAAACTCCAAGAGAATACCAGAATCACAGATCGTAATGCACTTGCTACGATCATGGGAAACATTAAATCAGAGAGTAACTTCCATCCTAACATTTGTGAAGGTGGTGCTCGGGTAAATTATAACCAGTGTCATAGTGGTGGTTATGGTTTAATTCAGTGGACATCTATTGGACGTTATAATGGGCTTGGAAACTTTTGCAATAAGTATAACTGTGACCCTTCTTCTCTTGAAGGTCAAGTACGATATATGATCAACGAACCACAGTTTCAAAAAGTACTACCTGAATTTGAAGGTGGAGGTCGAACTGTGAGACAATATATGGTCCCTTCTTACTACTGGTTGGGATGGGGTATCAAGGGATATCGTGAACACTATGCATATGACTACAGTAAGAAAATGGTCTTGGTATGATTAAAA